TGAACCCTGTGGATGGAGATTATTGTTTGAGACTAGATTACTTCCCAAATAGACTGTTTAGATACAACTCAACTGTGAAACGTTGGGCCAAGATTGAAGATGGTGTGCGCACAAATCTCAACAACGGACCCGCCAATAATACTTTACGCTCCGGCTTTGTGAACAATACATATACTACACGCACCACTGACCTGGGCAACATTCCAAGTCGCCAGAGTCTCAGTGAAGCTCTCAAGCCACGTGCGGACAACGGTGATCAAGGCGGCAATTTACCGTCAAACTCATACCCTAACACACAACCTGGACAGAAGTCGAGTTAACAATGCAACAATTTTTTTACGATGAGCAGCTACGCCGATTCTTACTACAATTTACCAGAATTGTCAGCAACTTTCAAATTGAATACGGCAACGAAACTGACGGAGTCAACCAAGCCGCACTGATACGTGTACCTGTTCGCTATGGCGATGCCAGCCGCAATGCACAAGTGATCATGCAAGAGAACAGCCGCAACTCAATGCCAGCAAGTCCACTAATGACTTTCTACATTTCAAGTTTAGACTATGATCGTCCGCGTATGCAAGAGCCGTACTTTGTGAGCAAGGTAAACGTTCGTCAACGCACCTATGACAGTGCGACTGACTCATTTGAACCCACACAAGGCAACGCCTTTACTATTGAACGACTAATGCCTGTGCCTTACAAAATGGGTATCACACTAGATATTTGGACATCAAACACCAATCAAAAGATGCAGTTGTTGGAGCAGATGTTGACGTTGTTCAATCCCAGTTTGGAAGTACAGAGCACCGATAACTTTATTGATTGGACCAGCTTGACTGTGGTAGAACTTGAATCAGTTACTTGGACTTCTCGTACAGTTCCTATTGGTACTGACAACCCTATTGACATGGCCACAATCAAATTTAGCATACCAATTTGGCTCAGTTCACCAATCAAGGTCAAGAAGCTGGGCGTGGTAGAACGTGTGATTGCATCCATGTATGACGCACAAGGTGATCTAAACAATGCTGTTACCAACAACGACTTGCTCCTGGGTACCAGACAAATCATTACTCCTTATAACTGGGCTGTGGTTCTTATTGGTAATAAGTTGCAATGTCTACAGCAACGTAGTATTGTTGAAGAGCCTGGAAATGACACACTGACTCCTACAGAAATTGTGCCTGATAGCAACTTGCTATGGACTACTGTGATTGGCACCTATGGAGTTCTTAGACCTGGTATTAGTCAAGTTAGATTGGTCCAAGCTGATGAATCAGAGGTCATTGGTACTATTGTGTTAGACCCCAACGATGATCGTTTTGTGCTATTTGATGTAGACTCAGATACTGCACCACAAAACACACTTGATCCTATTGATGCTGTGATTAATCCCTTGGCAAGTGGGCCACAAGATGGGTTAGACTCATCCATGGAGGGTCAACGGTATCTGTTAACTGAGGCAGTTGGCAGTGAAGACAATCTTGCACCAGCAGTGGCCTGGCAAGGTGCCAATGGTCGACCACTTATCGCCAATGCCAACGACATCATTGAATACACTGGCAACTATTGGCGGGTAGTTTTTAGAGCTGAAGGACAGGCCGCTGGCCAGTATGTTACAAACATAACTACTGGTATACAATACGAATGGAACGGTGACGCATGGGTGAAAAGTTATCAGGGCGTGTACCCAGGGGGAACATGGAGTCTAGTGCTTTAAAAGCTGTGGGTGTTTGGTTTCGTAGTTTAGATACTGGAAGATACCTGTATCTATTACGCAACGATGTCAAGCATCCTGGCGCATGGGGTCTGCCTGGTGGCAAAATTGAAACAGGCGAAACATTACTGGGCGGCATGGAACGCGAATGTATTGAAGAGCTGGGCTTCTTTCCCACGTACTTGCGTCTTATCCCATTAGAAAAATTCACAAGTGCCGACTCTGCATTTGAATATCACACATGGGTGTGTGTGGTTGCCAGCGAATTTACTCCACGACTCAACTACGAACATCTAGGCTACGCCTGGATAGACAAAGGCACATGGCCTAAGCCCATGCACCCTGGTTTGTGGAACACTGTGAATCTCGAAGCTGTACAAAGCAAAATCCTGCTGGTTGAGCAGGATCTTGCAAGTCTTTAAGCCTGACTTTCTTGGAACTGTAACTGAATCTCTCCTGTTGGAGTTGTGGTTGTTGACAGCGCAGTGATCTGAACTGCCAGCACCTCTGGACCGTTTGGATAAGTTCCTGTTCCGGGAACAGAGCTTGTGCCAATCTGTTTAACTGATCCTAGATCCAACACACCCGAATTGGTTGTAGAAATTGGAATAGCAAACAAACGTTCACCGCCAGTCATTTCACTGGTGATAGCTGTGACAGTCATTGTCAAATCGTTAGCAGTGGTTGCGCCACCTATGGTGTTACCAAGAATCTTGATAGTATCGCCCACTGCATACCCGTCACCAGCTGTTTGCACAGTGATCTGCGTGGTGGTGGTAGAGTATGCTGTACCTGCTGCTGTGAGTTGAACAGTGATTTTGGCGTTTGCGCCCGAACTTGAAACGTTTGTAGGTGTTAGGTTGGCAAAAGTTCTCTGACTACTAAATGTTACCTTCACACCCGAACGTGTCATACCACCTGTGGTGTTGAACGGAGCACCTGTTAGGCCACCTGTGGCTTCTGATGTGTAACGTGGTGAAGTTGAGAACTGTGAAAAACTAGGCTGGAATCCGCCGCCCAAGTTGTTGAGTCCTTGCCAGCTGGTGTTGGCAGAATCAATGTTGTTGGGATTTAGAATACCTTCAATCAAGTAGCGTCCTGCTGTTACCTGAACATTCAAATTACTCAATGTCAACTGAGCGCGGTTAATAAGTTCACGCACACCCAAATCACCAATAATACCGTTAGATACCGATGGAGCCAAGCGCATGACAAATGCCACTGCTTTGTCACCAACTGTGGCTGGGAAACCATAGTTGGTACGGTTGTATGTAAACTGATAGCCTTCGTCGTTGTCAAATCCGCCGTCCATAATTACTGCACTACCCCAGTGGTTAACTAGTGGTATGCAAGTGTTGGAGATCAAAATAACACCTGTGTTGTCAGCATGGCTAGTTGGAGAGCTAGATGTATAGCTTCGGCTTTGTCCTTCTGCCCATTGCACAAATGTTGCACCGCGTGTGCAACCTGTTAGATCGTTGCCTGCTTTGCCCGAGTATTTGATAATTTCGCTTTCAATCATCACAAACACAGGATATGTCACACTGGCTGGTGGATAATCAGTTGCATCACGCAGCGTGATTGTGGTTTGACTATCATTAATTGCGCCGTCAAGACCAGTCACTGGAGTTTCGTTAATGGCTTCATAACGTGCTGGCAAGTTACCAGAACGCATGTAAGCTTCATTGTTCAAGTTGTTGTTGGGTCTACGATGAGCCATGATAAACTTACCGTCTTGACCACGAATCATCCACTGCACATAACCAGCACCGTACCATGAGTATTCAATGCCATACATCTGCATCTTGCTTGAATCTAGAGTAAAGCCCGATGCACCTGTGCCGTCTAACGGGTCAATGTTGAAGTCTGCTTGACGCACACGGATTTCATTACGCAGTGCTGTTCTCACACGGTTTTGGTTGCTAACGCCACGGAAGGCAGGTACAACTGTCATGCGGTTGTTGTCAAGGATACTGGTAATAGTATGACTCATACCTTTGATCACCAGTAAGTCACCGTTGTTGAGTTGGTCCTGAAAGCGGCAGTTGCCGTCACCAGTAACAAGGTTGGATCCCGCGCCAACCGACACTAGACCAGCAACTTGGAATGTGCTGGAACGTTGCACAGCATTCACTGTGATGCCGTTGTTTTCCCAAAACAGTCCGTTTTGATCGTCAAAGATACCAGCACGTATACTTGCGCCGTGCCAGCCAGTGACATTCAATCGAGGTTGTTGTCCCAGTACCGGTGTTGTGCTTCCCAGTAGCGCCTGGGCTTGTACTGTGAAACTGGTGTCTGACAGGATTGAAGTTACAACATAATTAGATTGGTCGTAACCTGATGTTGTAACTCCTGTAATGGTTACTGAAGCGCCAGGATTCAAGCCGTTTTCCACGTCTGTGGTCACAGTGATATTGCTTGAAATTGCAGTACCATCTGCGCTGACCGCAGTGATGTCAAATGTTGGGGCCATCACTGTACCAGTGGAGAACAAAATACCTTTACCAGATTGATAGCGGAAGTATTTCTTTGTAACACGGATTGCACTTGCACCACGAGTTGGAGTGCCTGGGCCCATTAAAACACCGCCGTCAAATGGTCGTGGTATAAATGCCGCATTGCTTCGTACAAATGCCAGGCCTGAGATACTGCCACTGACCGCAGCACCAGTTTTGGCTTGATAAGTGAATGTTGTGGTGCTTGGTACGCTGATAATACTAAACGAACCTTCAGCGTATTGATAGTTGGTACCAGCACTCAAGTTCATCAGGATTGGAGTACCTGGCACAAGACCGTGAGCATAAGTTGTTGTCACAGTGATTGTACTTGGGTTGTTGCCGTCACTCACAATACTTGTTACATCAAAGTCAGCACCAGTGTATGGGAATGCCTGACGAATAATTGTGTCTGTTTGATTCAGCGGATAACCGGCAGCCAGGCTTGGACTACGACGTGGATAGTAGAAGAAGTTGTTGGTATTTGCCTGGAATACCAGGCCAACACCTTCAGTGTTGGAGTTGTTTGTGTTCTGTGTGCTCACATACTCATTGGCGTCAAGTGGTGTGTCGCTTTGGTTCACACCAACTTGTGGAATTGTGTTGGAACCAGTGGCATAGAACATACCAGTCATACGGATCATTGGAGATCCTGCACCGGCTGCTGTCAATGCTGTGGTGTTAAATTGTCCACGAGCGATAGTTTGTGTACCG